ATTCGCCGGCCTGCGTGCCGCAGAGGATGCCCTGCTGGTCAGGCTCCATCCAGAAGATAGCGTTCACGTCCGGCGCGGCAAACGTGTAGTCGATGGCGCTGGCGTCGGTGACAGTCCCGTCCTGCTCGGTCGGCGCGAAATTGAAGATGTCGTTCGGTACGCTGCCGTCGACACGGTTCCCGACCGCGCCGGACAACCATAGCCGGCCCTCGTGGTAGGTGCCAACGGTCGGCCATCCTGTCGTGTCGCTGAACACGCCGAGGCGCCACGTGCGGATGCCGCTCGTGCCGGGAAGCGCGGTGCCTAGAATTTCGACGCTGACGCTCGCGCCGCTCGACCCAGCCGGCGAAAAGAACTCGACCTGGGCGATCGAGATCGTCTGTGTAAACTGGAAGCCAGCGGACCCGGCCGGAAGTAGCGTAGTGGACGTAATAGCCTCGACCCACACATAGGGGAATGTCGTTGCGGTGTCGTTTGACAAAATCGTCACGGCCGACGCCCCGAGCGCGGTTGCTCCAGTCCCGGTCCATTGCGGAGCCGTATAGGTGCCAAGAACGGTGCCGTCAGAAGCCGAAGACGGCGCGGTTTGCTTGCCGCGGAGATTGATCGTCAACGTGACTTCGGTAATGTCCTTGTAGCTGCTGTTCGCAATGCCGCCGTCCGTGGGGGGGATGATCGTCACGAACCCGATCTTCTGCGCAGACGCGCTGTGGTAATCCTTCCCGACATAACCGGAGAGAGTGTAGGTCTGCCCCAGGATGCCGCTGCCGTCGCTAAAGGTGGCAGTTGAGGATGCCGAAGTGGCTTTGTTCGGCACGCCGTCGAACGACGCGGCAACGCCGCCGCTGCCTGTCAACGTCCCGATATTCGCCGAACCCGACAGGCTGCCGGAGATGAGATTGAGAAGGCCGGTGATCTTTCCCCACGTCCAGTTCGCCGCGTTCGGGTTGATCTCCCAACTCGTCAGGTCGGTGCCGGGAATGACGCCAGCGGACACGCTCTTGAGCGCGGTCCAATAGGCGCCGGCGTAGGTGACCGAAAGTCCGGTGGTGTAGGTGCTCCCCACGGCCCACAGCGGCGGCTCGTAGTTCATCCGCATCATGCGGCCGATGTCGGTCGCCAGAAAGCCGTTCGGCCCGACCGCCACGGACGGAGACACCTTCAGCCATTGCGTCGAATGCGTGTCGGGCTGGTAGTTGAGGTTTTGGTCGACGAGCGACTTGTAACTGTTCGAGCTATAGGTGACGAAATCGCCGATGCCGTAGGTCTGCGTCGCCGACCACGCATTGAACGACACCGTGCAGTTGACGATGCCGCTCGTGCCATCCGGCGTAAGGATCGCGCCGCCAGCCACAGGATCGAGGTACGGTCCATCCTTGAAAACTGCGGTGTTCAGAGCGAACGTCGCCGACTGCGTATTGCTGGGATCGGTGACGACGGACAGCACGTTCGGAGCGTAGGCGCCGTGAAGAAAGACGGACTGCTTCTCGGCCTGGACAGAGCGAAGCGACGCGAGGTCTGTCGCCTTATACGGCGTCGTGATCTCCATGACGCGCTTGACATTGCCGGAAACGAATGTGCCGAGTGTTGACCCGTCGATGGCCGTTCCGGTCATCGCACCGGCGATGGAAAAATGCGTCGAGTCGGTGACCGTAATCGTGATCGGGCGGTTTTGCAGGAGCGGATCGTTGACGCCGAGATCGGTGAAATAGACCGTATTCCCGGTTGACCAGCCGTGCGGTGCAGAGGTTTGCACCACGGCCGGGTTTGCGGTCGATATTGCGGCCACGGCCTGCGCGTCGTTCGTCATGACGACAGATGCACCGGTAAGAAACCGGATGTTCAGCGCAGAGATGACCATCGTGTAGGGGTGCGACTCCTCGAAATCGAACGCGATCACGCGCGCCTGAAGACCACCCGGCGTAAAGGTCGCGAACTTCGTCCCCGGCCGCCGCGTCCATGCGCCGGCCTCCAGCGGAATGCCGTTGAGACACACGGCCATTGCCGTGCGATAGCGTTGGTCGGTGACGCGGCCCTGCGCCAACGGCGACCAGACGCCGCCGAGGAAGCTGTCCTGTGTGAAGGAGGCGTCGCCCATCGTCAGTACCGGCACGTAATGAAGTCGTCGACGGGCGGCTCTACCGCGCCCTCCTCGATGGCATTCACGGTGCGCGCCTCGCCCATGAAGCGCGTGTACTCGCCGGCAATGGCGGACAGCTTGGCGAGCGACCCCGTAACCGGCTCGCACACGGCCTCCGCAACACGGCACGCAAGCCCCTCGCAAAACATGTCGTCCATGCTGCGGACAATCGTGACGTCCGCGACGAACCGGAACACGATGACCGACGCATCGCATGTCACGAGGTAGTTCCCCTCGAAATTCCAGTCGTCGTATCCAAGGCCCCCGGGCGCGCCGAGGAACGAATACGACCCGGCCTTCGGGTCCTGCGGCGCCTCGCGCAGATAGCCGGCCGGGAGCCGATAGACGTTCCGCGTGCTTGGCTCCGTCGCCGGGCCGCTACCGACCGGGTAGAGGATGTTCAGCGAGCGGAGCGCCAAGCCGCCGATCGGACGCCACGACATTGCGCTCGCCGTGATGGTCGGGGATCGCGACCACCCGTTTGCTGCATTCGTGTTCGTCCAGTGCACGCCGCCGTCGACGGTCGGATCGTTGCCGAGATTGCCGCTGCCGACTGACGAGTAAATGAAGCCGTCCGAGCCGGTGACGGTCTGGCTCGCGCTGTAGGTCGTTCCCGCCGCCCATACGGCGGGACCATCGGTCGGCGTGATGTTGAGATTGAAGGGCAGCAGGTTGCGCCACTGAGAGCCGCTGTAGCTGACGACCTGGTCGGCGAAATAGGTGACCGTCGCGTCCCATGCTGTCGCGGTGTCGGGCTGGTCGCTGTTCGCGTTCGCGAGCGACATGTAGACCTGATAGGAGCCGGCCGTCGCGCCAGCCTTGTAGACGAGTTCGCCCGCGGAATAGGCCGTGCCGCTGCTCCACAGCGAAACCGTTACGGGGCCGAAATAGGCGTCCCAATATTCGTTGTTGCCGCCGGGCGAATTGTTGATGTTGTCGGGCTTGAGCGAAATCCACAGCACGCCATTCGCGTCCTGCACGATCTGGCCCGGCAAGTAGGTAGCGGTCGCGCTGTACGTCGGTGCATTCAGCAGCAGTGTGTTCGCGTCGATGGCGCGCAGAACGGCCTTGCGGATCGCGAACCGCCACACGTTCCGGCGCAGTTCGGCCCGGCGCACCTTGTCGTAGGCGTTTGAGACTTCCTGATTGTTCTTGCTGTCCTCGTCGATGCTGGCAATCGGCGTCGCACCGCAGTGCTGAAGCGCGCGGTTCGCAATGTCGAGGCTGTCGAGAAACGGCATGGCGGCCTCTATTGGGTCAGGGACGGCGGCTTAGTGCGCAGCTTTTGCAAGCTGGCCTTGACGCGCCGGATGGGGTTGAGGACGCCAGAAATCAGCGAGTTCGGGATGCTCGTGACGCACGAAACAGCGAGGCGCTTGGCGACGGTGCTGATGCGGCTGACCGACGTCGTGCAACTCACGGCTAGAACCAGCACGCGCTCTTTCAGCACGGCGATACTTGTTGAGGTCGTAGAGGCGACGGCCAGTATTTTCCGCGCTATCCTTACCGCCGCAGTCGACGACGAGCAGGACACCGCAATCGAATGTGCTGCCGATTTGATCGCGGCGACTGCACTGACGCAGGCGATTGCCAGCCCCTTCGTGACGGCCTTAAGGCGCGTCGTCGTCGTCGTGCACGCCACCGCCTCAATTTTCCCGGTTGACCGTGACGGCGAAGTCGTCGTCGTGCACGAAACGGCCAATGACTTGCTATTTATCGTTCCAACATACGACGTCGGGATCGTGGGAATCGTATAGGTCGCGCCGCTGTAGCGGGCGACGCCCGGCGTTACGCGCGCATAGCCGACGTCGCCATTGAGAAAGTCGCCGGCCGCAGAGCCGCTATCGTCCGCGCCGACGCACATCTTGCGCGTCGAATTGCTGATCGTACCGGTGGCGTTAGCAGACGTGCCGAGGCGGTTGCCGTTGAAGAACAGCGACCATGTTCCGGACGCTCGGACCAGTGCGCAGTGATACCACGTCGATGTCGAAGCGGTCCCCGCCTGAATGTTGACGCGCGACGATCCGTCGTAGGCGAGGCCGATCACGGTACCGGCGGCGTCGATCCAGATGCCCCAACCAAGATTGGTCGGCGCGTTGATCTGATCGCCTTTCGTGACGATCGAGTTGTACGAATGCAGTGACGCGAGATTGAACCACGCTTCCGCGGTGAAATCCCCCGCGCCGGGGTCCATCGTCGTCGAGGTGCCGTAATCGACGTACTGCGAACTGGCCTGAACGAATTTCGCGCTGGCGCTCGCACCGGTCGGCGGCGATGGCGTCGATGAGACAATCGTCGGCGGACCATGCGTCGTCGCGGTCTGCGCCGCATTTGAAATATCAGCGAAGTCGGACTCGTATTTGGCAAGCAGCGTTACGCTGCTAAAATTCGGGTCCGACATTCGACATTCCCGACTGTGTTACGAGAACGTCACCTTGATCGTGAAGGCGATCGAGTCGTTCGTTGCGAGGTTGATGACCGTGAAGTCGGCGTAGACGTCCATGTTGCCGCCGGTCGGCGGCGAACCGCTGCCAACCGCGTCGAAGGCGCCGACCTCGGTAATGGCGCGCGAGCCGGCCGCGGTGATCGTGCCGGTCAGCGTCATATTGTCGTTCGTGACGGTGGTGGTGCCCTGCGCCGCCGAGGCGGACACGCGGGATTCGGTGGTCGTGGTCGTCGTCACCACGTTCGCCGTCGCGGCGGCAGCCGAACCGGTGCCCCACTGAAGCCACCAACTCGCCGCGACCAGCAGCGACGTGATCCGCGCAAGACCGTTGTTCTGGACGCGAGCCGTCATCGGAATGCCCTTTTCAGGATGATCCAGCCGTTCACGGCCCATCGCCGCAGCGGGTTCACGTGCCAGTAGGAGATGACCCCAAGGCTTTCGACGCGCCCGTCCGCACGGATGACCGTGGCTTCGACGCGCGCCTCACGCGCTTTCCCTGATGCGATTAGTCCGCCGCTGACTGCCATGTCGCCACAACGCCATGCGGCGGGAACGGCAGCAACGCACTCAGGCTCATTCCACGGCGGTCGGGATGCGGGTGATCTCGAGATAGTTCGCGGTGAACGTCGCGATGACCCACTCGTAGGTGCCAGGCGGCAAGGAGATGGTCTGCTGGCCGGCCGTCGCCGTGATCTGCGTGATGCGGGCGGTATAGGTCGTGCCGTCCGGCCCGAGCTTCTTGAGGTCGATGGTGCCCGTGCCGGTCGACTTGGTCTCGATCCAGTACGAGCCGCCGCGCAGCGTGAACGGCCCGATGGTGCCGGCCGCAACGTTCGAGTCGATGCGTTGATCGAAGCCGTTGAACACTGCCATGTCAGCCGCCTACGTCGAAGCCGGCCGCGCTGACCTGCTGGGCATTCTCGAAGAACCGCTCGATGGCTTCCAGCGCCTTGACGACTTCTAGCCGGCTTGGGGTCACACCATCGAGCACACGAAACTCGAAAAGGTCGCTCGCGGACGATGACGTTCCGGTGGTGTAGTCGAGATAGCTGGTCCCCTCGGCACCGCGCGCAAGGCTCACGTAATGGTTCGACATGCTTTAGCTCCTGCCTATTCCGAAAGGCCGCCGTACCCGCCTTCGACCGCCTTCAGGGCGGCAATGAGTGCGGCACGCAGTTGGTTGCGGCTCGTAACGACCGCGCTATTCCAGACAACGGTCACGTCGCCATTGATTGAGGCGGCGAGCGCCGTGTAGTCGGTATTGAGCGTGGTCACGTGCGCCTGCGTCGGGCTCGCGCCGTCCGCGACCAGCGTGGCGACGTCTGCCGTGACCGTGGCGAAGTTCGGGATCGAACCACCTTTGACGGAGGAGCTATAGGCTCCCCCGCCAAGAGACTGGCCGACCGTGATGTTGACGGCGGCAAGGGCCATCGTCGGTTACTCGACGTAGTTGACGCAGACGCCGAGCTTGCCGGTGCCGGTGGTGACGGCGGTCGTGTGAACCACGGCCACGATGTCGAAGAAGCCGCCCGGGTCGGACGTGAGGCCGAGCGCCGACCACAGCGGCTTGTTGCGGAGCGCGAGCGTGTAGTTGCCGCTCTCGTTCGTCTTGTCGACCTGCGCCACGGCGGACGAGCAATCGATGTCCGACGCGAAGAACTGATCGCCAGTGGTCGGAACGATGACGCCTTGGTTCGCCGGCTGCGTGCCATCAACCGTGCTGTCGGAGTAGTAGACCGACAGGTTGAAGGCGCCGGCACCCTGCGCTTCGCTCTCGAACAGGACCTGCTTGACCTTGGCCGCGCTCGGGATGCGAACGAGACGGTAGGTCGAGCCGGCCGCCATCGTCGTCGAGACGGTGACGTAGCCGCTGACGCTGCGAAGGTGGCCAGGAGCCCCCTCGCCGGTGGTGAGAGCCACGACAGGAACGGCGTCGAGGTTCGTGATCGGGGTGGACTTGAGTGCTTCGGTGGTCATGTGGGCGGTTCCTTACGGCGTCACATCGGCGGCGGTGGAAGTGTCGGCGCACTTGACCTTGAGCAGCCGGCCTGGTTCGAGGCGCGTCGCACCGACCGTCATGCTCGTGTAGAGCTGGTACGGCTGGCTCGACAGCCAATCGGCCTGGCTGATCTTGTTGTAGACGTCCTTCCAGATGCCGAGGTAGAGGCCGGACTTCACGAAGGCCATGTTCGACCGGATGCTCGACGCGCTCGACAGGCGCTCCGAGTAGAGGATGTCGAAGCCCATGAAGCGGGTGATCTTGCCCTCCGCGTTGCGGGTTGGGGCCTGATCGCCGCTGAAGTCCGACGACATGACCTGCGCCTGGTTGAGCAGATCGCTCTCACCCTGCGAGTTCGTGACCCACGTCATCGGCTCGCGATCGACGGGGACCTGTGCCTTGCGCATGATGCGCTTGGCTTCGATCATCTTCGCCACCGTCAGGCCGGACGAAGCCGCCGACTTGAACGTGTCGCTGATTTCCCATGCGCCGGAGAACGAGGCCCACGTTTCGGTCGATAGGCTACCGGCGTCGGTGCCGATCTGCGCGTCGCCGAAGGCTGCGGCGATGATTCGGTCGTCCCACTCGCGGGCGACCGCGGCCGACGATTCCGACACGTACTGCGAGGTCGGGTCGGACAGGAGACGCAGCTTGTCGAAGGTGTCGATCAACTGCGTCGCTTCCTTGTCCACCGGGAAGACCCAGCGGCGAGTGAAGTCGACGTCCTGACGATTGAGCGGCGCGAAGCGGCCCGCGGGCGC